CAACAGGTGGTGCTGCATTTGTAGATAATTTTAGTGCTTCTGGTGCTGGTATAGGTGAGTGGGATAGAATCTTCTTATGTAATGGTGAGAATGGAACTCCTGATTTAAGAGGTAGAGTGATAGTTGGAACTAACGATGGAAGTATGGGTGGTGGAGCAATGGATGCAGCTGTTAACCCATCTTCAACAAACCCAACTTATACAATAGGAGGTACACATGGTAATAACAGTGTTGTATTACAAACACCACAAATTCCTGCACACTCACACTCTACTACTGTTGGACCATCAACACCTACAATAACTCCTACAGGAACGGCAGCAGGACCTTACATTGGTAGTAATATTGGTGGAGGATTTAAAGGTGGGGATAATGACTTTAAACTGAGACCGTTTGTAGCAGATCCTCTTCCTTCACATACACATACTGTTACTGTTAATCCTACAGGTGGAGGACAAGGACACCAAAACTATCAACCTGGACGTGGAGTATATTATATAATTTACATACCTTAAAACAAAATAAAATGGCATACCTACCTGTAAACCCTTGTTGCAATAATGTAGTTGTAAATAGCCCTTGTGGATGTAGTAGTACATGCACTTGTGGTAGCTGCTCTACCAATTCTTGTGGAACTAATGGACCCCTATCAAGCACAGTTGTGTACGATGGTCCCACACTTCCAGGATCTGGTGTAGAAGCTTGCGACACAATTAATGTAGCATTATCAAAAATAGATGCTGTTCTTGTTGAATTAAAGAATCAAGTTGCAACTAACACATTTGCAATTTCTGCAATAACAGAACAGATAAATAACATAAATTCACAAATAACAACTATTAACAATAATTGTTGCCCAGAATAATGACAGTACTACTAACATTAACTACTGCAGGAACTGATACCACGGTGTTTGATTTATATTCAGACATCGATGGTTTCACCACTGCATTTGAAACAGATGTACCTGTAGCTTCTCTAACAGCTGGATATAGCTCTGCATTAGTGCCAGACTATACCAACACTGTAAGAGTTCAAGCTAAAATAAGATGTGTTAATTATGTAGATATAGTGTTAGAAAATACAACAATCACTACCACAACAATACCAACACCATAAGATATGTTGATACAAATAAACATAACAATACCACCTGAAGGTTCCGCTGGACCTTTTGACTTATATTCAGATGCAGATGGATATGCTGTTCCATTTGAAACACAAGTGCCTGCTGCAAGTTTAGTAGCTGGGTATATTGTAGAACTTCCTATGGGAGCAACTATCATAAGAGTGTGTTCTGTTGGTACATGTGAAAATTGTATTGACATACCAACTAATTGTCCAACCACTACAACAACGTCTACTAGTTCAACAACTACAACAACTAGTACTAGTAGTACAACCACCACAACTACCACTGCAGCCCCACCTTATAGGCTTAATTATGAACTTATTACAAATACTCCTTCAGATATAGGAACTGTTAATCTTATAATAGAGGTTGATTCTGTTCAGGTGGTAAATCAAACAATAAGTGTTGGTAATACATATCAAGCAGGAACATTAAACCTCACTGCTGGTCAAGTTGTAATAGCAACAATGACTAGCACTAAAACAGGTACATTTAACTTTGGTAATAAAATAGTACAAGATGGATTTTTATATCAACCACAAGACAATTGTTCACCTTGTGTAGATCAATTAGTAACACCATTCTTCTCTCCATATACAATGGGAAGTGCTAACACTACATTTGTATTCCAAGGTGATGTTAGGCCTCCTACAACAACTACTACTAGTACAAGTAGCACAACTACTACCACTAGTAGTACTACCACTACAACCACTACAGCAACACCACTTGATTGTGCGTTGAATGGTGGAACTGCAGTATTTAATCCACCAGTTACAACTACAACCACCACAACCTCTTTACTTGCTAGAGGAATTATTACTAGCTTATCAAATCCTATGGATGGTTGTAATTTAGGCACACCAGATCAAGTAGTGTGGTTCTCTAACACAACTGGAAGTTTTGGTAGTGAAGTTCCAACTACAGGAGGTAGTGTAGTGTATACAAATCCTACTGGAGCAACTAGATTTAATGGAGATGGTAATAATTACAAAATGAGAGTAGAGCAAGGACCTTTTGTAGGTGCAGAAGTATCTATAAATGGATTAGTAGAAAGTCCAATAAGTTTCTGTTCACCACCACCTTAATTCACCGTAAATACTAAATCTTTAAAATAGGAAAATATGGCAGCAACAATGACAATAAGACTAACCTCAGCAGGTGTTGATACAAGCACTGTTGACATATATACAGATTCAGATGGTTATACTACACGAATAGGATTTACAACAACAGAAGTGCTCACTGGTCCATTTGGGTTTACAGTAGGTAGACCTTCTTTTTCAACTACTGTAAGAATACAAAATACAGGCGTGTGTACTAATTACGTAGATATACCAATAACAGAATAATGACAGGAGCAATACAAATATCCAACATAGGCACAGCCCTTCAAACATTCTATCTGTATTCAGATGTGAATGGATTTACAGCACCTTTTGAATCAGGTGTAACAAGAAATAGTTTACTTAGGGGACACCCTACAGATCAAATACCAAACTCAACAGCAGTTATTAGAGTGATGTCAGTTGATGTTCCTGGTAAATATTTAGATATTAGCACATCACCTGTAGTGTAATGTATAAAAAGTCTTGTTTTGTTGGTTTTGCAAGGCTTCTCCTAGGGTTACTATTAGCCCTAGGAGTTTTTTATTTATAACTAAATTGATTATAAATAATAACCTTGTTTAGTAAATTTATTTTTTATATCCAAAATAAATTTTATATCTTTACAATATTTTTTAACTAAAGCATAATTAAATGTCGTACAATGAGAAACTACTCAGACAGCTAGAGGGACTACTAGGCTGGAAAAAGAGTAAAAAGTTTTACGCTGAAAAGCTGAACATAACAGAAGATGAAGTAGATGAACTAATTAAAGAAATAAGAAGTAGGGACAAAGATGAAGGAGAACAATTCTTAAAAACATCAGACTTATCAGGGACAGACACCTTTGAATTTTTAAAGAAGGTGAACAATGAAAAGGGAACTATAGAGAGTACAATTACTCTTGACTACGAACCTAAAGATCACTTGGAGCTAGCAAAGCTTCATAAAATAGACTTAGACAAATACATAATTACAAATTACTGGTCTAAGGTACTTCCAAGCGGAAAGTTTACTTCCTCTGTATTTTCAAAGAGGAAAACACCAAAAGATTACACAGCTGAAGACTTCAGCAAGTTCTTAGAGAACTATAAATCAAATTACATTCCAATCCCCTCACCAGAAAGAAATGACAATAGAAGCATTACAGATGTTGAGTTATCTCTTTCTGATTATCATTTAGCAAAACGCTATGTTGATGGTGACAATAATCCTGTAGTGAGAGTTAAGAGATTCTTTGAAGTGGCTCAGAATTTGATGGATAAGGTGAGATCTGTTTATGATGTAAACAAAGTGATATTTCCAATATCAAATGATTTCTTTCATACAGACAACTACCATAACTCAACAACAAACGGTACACCACAAGACACTATACTAGATTATGCTTCTGAGTATGAACTAGGGTTTGCAGTGCTTGTAGACACTATCAAAATGTTGAAAGCAAATTCTAATCATGTAGAAGTGATATTAGTGCAAGGTAATCATGATAGAACAAAGTCTTTCTATCTAGCACACGCACTAGATATCTACTTTGCAAATGAAGATGATATAAGCTTTATAAGAGAAGAAGGTTTAGTGAAAGGAACAGTGGTTGGTGAAACATTTATTGGTTACCATCATGGAAACTGTAAGATAGATCAACTACCACTTTTATTTGCTACACATCCAAAGTATTCACAGATGTTTGGTAATGCTAAATATAGAGAAGTGCATACAGGTGATAAACATCACTATATGGCTAAAGAGATAAAAGGGGTTAGAATACAACAAATGCCTAGCTTATCTGGTACAGATAGGTGGCATAAAGATAACAACTTTGTACATAGTGTACGAGCTGCTCTTGCCTTAGTATATGATGCTAAGCTTGGTAAAGTGGCTGAATTTGAAGAAAGAATATAATTATGGCAACATTAAGAAAATTGGTTTCAGATGTGCGATCTACGCACAAGATCTTATCCACTGATGCGCTTATCACAGACAGAGCTATTGCTTCTGAAGTGAGAAACAATGCCTTGATGCTAATTAAGAGAGAAACCAATTTAAGGAAGCTTTGGGCTAGCGATACCCTATTCACCACCATTCCTTGTTTAGAGATGGTGGAGGTTCCTATTTCAGAATGCTGTGAATATGCTGATACTCACACGGTAGCAAGATCAAAATACAAACTCCCAAGGATATCTGAGGGTAATTACCAATACGTAATCCAGGGTGTGTATTCTATAAATGCTATGGGTGGTAAGGGTAAGAAGTTAAAAGAAATAACAGTAAATAGATATTTAAACATACTAAAGCTTCGTATAATTAAAAAAGAAAGCTATTTTTGGATATCTAATGGTTACTTATACGTAAGTAATCCCCTACTAAAATCAATAAGGTTAGCTGCACTGTTTGAAGAAGATATACCTAATGAGATAATGTATCCAGATTGTGACTGTGGTACAAACTACTCTACAGATGATTTATGCAAGAACCCACTAGACAAAGAGTATTCACTACCTGGATATCTAGAACAACAAGTTCTTGCAATGACATCACAAAAACTCTTGTCTACATATTTCCAAATTAAGACAGACATGAGTAATGAAGGTATAGATGGTCAAGCACCAAATGCTCAACCTACAAACTAATAGTAAATGGCTAGAGTCTCTGTTGATTGGAGAAGTGCAAGTAAAGATAACTACAATGATTTCTGCAAGAAATACCCATTGGTAAATCTGTCTTTTGACGAGTGGAGAAATATATTGTACAATTATAATGATGCATTTAAACACTACATACTAGAGACAGGTGAAAAAGAAAAACTTGTTGGAAGTATTGGAGAATTCTCTATAAACAAAAAGAAGAGAAGAAGAATAAAAGGTGTAGATGGTAAGGAGTTTGTAAACTTACCTATTGACTGGCAGAAAACTAAAGAAAAAGGAAAGGTGATCTACAACTTCAACTATCACACAGAAGGTTACTTCTTTGGATGGATGTGGTTTAAAGACAGTGCTAGATTCAGAAATTCTGATTTATGGTACTTCAAGCCATCTAGACTCACCTCAAGATTACTATCACACTATATCAAAACCGATAACAAATACCAACACATGTATCATGAATGGAAAAAATAATTTATTTCATACTACTATAAATACAATTTTATTTCCCCAGAGCCCATCTATGCCACTGTAAAAGAAGAACTTAAAAGTTACTTTGATACAGGTGCTGTAGATGATTTGCTCTTTCCCACTTATCTAGACAAGTGTCTTAGAAAGTTGGGTAGAACTACTTATGTTATTAGTGAGCAAGTATTGTTTATTGAGGATTTTGAAGCAAGACTTCCAGATAACTTTCATGCTGTGAGAGAAGCTTGGATGTGTGCTGAATTACCAGGTAACCCATACCCATCTGCTACATCATTTTATTCACAAGCAGCTAATGCAACAACTATTCAAATCAGTCCTCTTACAATAGGTGGTACACCTTGTAATAATACTGGTTGTCAAGATCCAAATTGTGAGGGTACATGTATGCCTGAGTTAGTTCAAGCTGTATACAAAACAAACAACGAGATAGCTAGATCATATAGATATGAATACCTACTTAAGCCAGGAAACATATCTGCAAGAAAAAACTGTGATGTTTCTTATAGAAACGATTGGAATAATTATGCTCCTCCTGTACGTGAGTTTACACCAGGTTCAGCATCTTACGATTCTTTTGATATTAGAGACAATAAGTTTGTAACTAATTTTAGAAGTGGTGTCGTACATTTGTTATTCTATGCTACAGAATATGATGATGTAGGAAACCAATTAGTTCCTGACAACTATCGTATATCTGAATATGTAGAAGCATTTCTTAAATTTAAGGTGTTTGAAACATTAACTAATCAAACAAATGATGAAACTTTTAATCAGCTTCAACAGAAGTTAGCATACTACAAGCAGGAATATAATGAAAAATATATAGAGGCAGAGATTGAGGTTAAAAAACAAACACCTTGGGAGAAACAACGTAGAATAAAGAAAGACCTCAATAGATTTAATATGTATGAGCTTCCTAATCGTACAAATAGATACGGTAGAAGACGTAACAATTAATACACATGGCTAAACAGGAAAACAAAAAAGACTCTAATAAGCCTAAGGGTAATATACGTTTGGAGATAGCCACTGCACAAGCAGGGCTAAACTTAGACAGTTCTATATCTCAAGTGGGACCTGGAAGACTTACGTATGCTCTAAATGCTGCTGTAGAGAACTTTGATTCTAATTCTGTAAACTATCAGAACGAACCAGGTAATGAATTATGTCTAGACTTTCCTGATGGATATAAACTTATTGGTTCACATTTTATTCCTGAAAAGCGTAAGAATATATTCTTCTTAGCTAATCCTGGTACAGGAGGTAGTGAGATAGGATATATGGACAATAATGATTGTCAGTATAGAACGCTTGTAAATGCTCCCTGTTTAAATTTTGATGTAAAGAATCCCATTCCTAAAGTTGTACATAGAATAACTAATTGTACAACAGAACTCTATTGGACAGATGGAGTTAATCCTAGACGATATTTAGATATAGAGGACGTTCCTTATAAACTTGTAGCAGGAACACCTAGCTGTGATCCTGTGTATGGTGATGAATTAGATTGTAACCAACTAAAATTACAACCTGATTTCTCTATACCTCAATTAATGATCACTCAGATCAGAAACATAGGTAACCTAACAGCAGGTACATATCAGTTTGCAATTCAGTATGCAGATGCAAGTGGTAATGAGCTTACATCATATTATTCTGTAACAAACCCAATTCCTATTGCTGACGAGTTTAAAACAACTGTAAACTTCAATTATGAGGTGGGTAAGTCTATTGTTGTAGGTGTTTCTAATTTAGATTTAACAGGACAATTTGAATATTTCAACTTAGCTGTAATAAAAACAATCAACAATACTTCTTCAGTGGAACTTGTTGGTACGTATAATATTGAAGATGCTACAAAAGAAGTAACTTATACAGGAGGAGATGAAACAGCTATAAGACTTTCTATATCAGACATCTTTGAGAAGTTTCCATATTATGACATAGCTCAAGATGTTACAGCTGTACAAGATGTTCTTGTATGGGATAATCTTACATCTATTGATAGAATTAACTATCAGTCTATAGCAAACCAAATAACACTTGGTTGGGAAACACATAGAATTCCTGCAGATGAAAACTATGCAGATGAGATAAATGCTGCAAACCTACGTGGGTACATGCGTGATGAGGTGTATGCATTTGAAATAGTGTTCTTGTTAAAGAATGGTAAACAGACAGACGGTTTTCATATTCCAGGAAGAGAAAGAGGAAGTAATGAAGCTTTCCCTGATGTTCCTGATACTAACAGTGATTTTATTGGAGATCCTGATTACTTTACAGGAACAACAGGATACAAACCTTATTGGAAGATTTATAATACAGCTTCTGTAACAGGAGGTTCTCCTGGTCAATCTAGTGATCCAAATTATAAAGGACCATGGGAATATGGTGAGTTTGCATATTGGGAATCAACAGAAGAATATCCTTGTGAAGAAGATGTATGGGGAGATTTAGCTGGACAACCAATTAGACATCACAAGTTTCCTGATGTATTAGTGAGTCCTATTATAGAGAATGGTGAAATTGTTTATGATAGTGGTAAGATTATTCCTGCAATGCAGAACGATGCTGTATTTCCTATTGGTGTTAGAGTGGACAACTCACAGATATCTGCACTAATAGCAACCTCTAACTTAACACAAGATCAGAAAGATGATATTGTAACTTACAAGATTATAAGAGCAGATAGAGGAACTAACAAGTCTGTTATTGCAAAAGGTATACTTAGAAACGTAAACAAGTATACTAGAGATGAGGAAGATTACTACTACCCTAACTATCCATATAATGACCTGTCTTCAGACCCATATGTATTAGCAAACAATAATGCATGGAGTGCTGACTCAGAACCTTGGCTAATATATTTACCGTCTACAGAAAATGATCCTTCTATTTTAGGAGTTATATTAGATCTTGAAATAACAGTAAATGAAGGAGAAGGTGTATTTCAATATACAAGCGCATTGAATGGTAAGTTGACACAACAAACTATACAACTAGATGAAACAATTGAAATTTGTTCATTGACAAGACCTGTCCCCCTGTTAGGTAAAATGACAATAGGTCCTGGTAACTATGATGTGTACCAAGCGGATCATGGAGATACTTGGATTGATCTTCCTTTTGGTTATAGATTAAACTGGTATGATCCTTTTCAATATCCAGGAGAATTATTTACTGGAACCACACAATATAGAGAAACCTGGCTTAGTGATGATCCGTTTGGTGCTGATGGTAGAGGAACTGTTATTGTTGAGATGGGTGCTCCAGCACCTTATTCAAGTGATTGTGTATCGGCACCATGGCCTTTTGATGGAGATTTTTGTACTCCTGAAATTAGATTTAAAGATCCAGCTGATGAAGCTCGAGGAGAGGTTGCTAGTATTTCAGGCATACCTCAAGCAGGTTATATATATGGAACTGGAAGTAGATTTAGTAGTAGAAGATCTACATTAGGTTGTAATGAAGAAAAACCACAAACACCTATAGAAGAAATAGATCCTGAAGAAAGAATAACCGATAGACAGATATTCAACTCACCAGAAACATCTTTTGGACAACCGTTTTTAGGAAGTGTCTTAAAGCTTGAGAGTGTAATGTTTGGTGGTGGTAAGGCTCATTGGATACAAGTTAAAGATAATGCTAATTACAAACTTCTTTCTAAGGAGGCTCAACTAGATGCATTAGATAGTTCAAAAAAACTTGCTGATGTTGCAGGATTTAATGCTGGTGCAATGTTCACAGCATATCAAGCATATCTAACCATATATGTAAATGGTATTACAAGAAAGAATTATGCAATGTCTTTCAACTCTAGAGCTAACTATGATTACTCATATCCTATTGATAATGGTCTTGGTATTAAGCAGAGAGATATTGATCTTACAAGATATCTAATACCTGGTGTACAGTCTCTTGGAGGAGATGAACTTTCTATAAACAACTGGAACAGAGAAACATCTGTATTTATTAGAACTTCTCAAGAGAGAGAATATAATGGTCAATCAATTGATTCTGTTCTTTTTCCAAGTCAAACTCCTAGCTTGTTAAACGGAGCCACTCCATATATTGAAGATGAATCTAGATTTACAATAGGTAATAAAGGTGCATGTCCTACTCCTGAAAAAGAACAAGACTTAACAGTAGTGTCATACTATGCTTCTATGAAAAACATCTTCCCTAACCAATATGGGCAGATATATTCATATCAAACAATTGATACAGGATATCAAGCATTAATTGGAAGAACTGGTACATCAACTGTATTTGGGGGTGATACATTCATTTCTAGATTTGCATTCAAGACAAAGTTACCATTCTTTATAGATAATAGAGTGGGAGCTCCAGATGACAGTGATGTATTCTATGATGAGATTGGTAATGTTGGATACCCAGCATACTGGCATTCTGCAAGATCTATATTAGAAGACTATACACCTCCTGGAACAACTGTTCCAATGCGTAATCTTATTTCATATAAGGCTCACAATTTTGATTGTCCTAATGATCCAGCAACTGTACCTGTAGGAGGGGGAGCATATAGAACTTTCTATGATGGATATTTCTATTTGTTTGCATATGGTATTCCAAACTTCTATTGCGAAAGTACATATAACACAGACTCACGTCAAGCATTTAATAATAAAGAAGGAGACTTCTGGCCTCACGTAAACTCTGGCATTCCTGATGATTGGTTACAAGAAACAAATGTACCTATTGCTCAGGATAATACATATTACTATAACGTAACTTATTCTAAACAAAATAAAGAGAATGTATTCTCACATCTTCCGCCTGATTGGAAAGATGATTTATGTTACACAGTGTTCCCATTCAGAGCTATTTATTCTGATGCAGCTATAACAAGTGCTGATTCTAGAGTGAACAACTGGTTGGTTTACAGAGCATTATCATTCCATGACTTCCCACAGAATTATGGAAACCTTACATCATTAGATGGTATTCAGAACAAAGCAATACTTGCACGTTTTGAAAACAAGTCATTGTTGTATAACAACCTATTAACAATTGATACTAGTAATCCACAAGCAGCTTATATTGGTAATCCAAGACTATTTGATAGTTCACCACCAATAGACTTTGCTGAAACAGATTTAGGATATGTAGGGTCTCAGAATAAGTTCTTATTAAAAATACCTCAAGGTCAAATAACAGTTGATGCTAAAAGGGGACAAGTATTTTTAGTTTCAGGAACACAAGTTTTAGATCTTACAGCATTTGGTTCTGGTGTAAATAGATTTATGTCTGACCACCTACCATTCGAGATATTGCAATATTTCCCTAATGTGCCAACAGACAACCATTTTAATGGTATTGGATTACATGGTGTATATGATAGTAAATTTGAAAGAGTTATAATCACAAAGCTTGATTATATTCCTTTAAGAGATGATATACAATATGATGAGGAAACAGGAGATTTCTTTATTTATAAAAGAGTGCAGGAAATACCTACACCAACTCCTCCAGAACCTGGAGTATTACCAAGACCTACAGATCCCTTACCAAGTCCTACAAACACTTCTGGTTGTAAACAATATAGAACTTTACCTTTTCTATCAGCTCCTGGTGACATCATTTCAATAACATATATTGATTGTGATGGAAACCAACAATCTTACTTTCAAGAGTGTACTAAAAGAGGTTGTTCAGCTACAATTTGTGCTATAGAGATAATAGATTCTAATAGAGAGTTAGACTCAACAGGTATTTGTTCTGACTTCTCTCCAACAACTACAACTACTACTACTAGAATAGTTGAACCACCAAAAGATATCATCTACCTCACTGATGAAGAATACTTCTGTAATAAGTCTTGGACTATTTCTTTTGACTTTAATACAAAGAGTTGGATATCATTCCACACATATATTCCTAATTTCTATATAGGAGAGAACAACTTCTTCTATTCAGGAATAAATGGATGTTGTACAAATGTTGATAGTTTTGATGTTGTTGCTGGAAAACTATTACCAGTTTCGTTAACAACCACTACAACCACAACAGCAAGAACTCCTTTGTTCCCACCAACTACTACCACCACTACTACTATAGATGATGTATTAGAAGGTGGATTCTTTATACCAACAGATTGTTCTCTAGCTGGAACAGGAGTGATTACAGTTCCTCCAGTCACAACAACAACAACATGCTATGTTCCTTCAACTAATTTAAATTTTGTCACACTAGTAGAAGGATATCAAATAATAGGGGATTCAGCAGTAACAACTACAGATTCTGAATATAGTTCTTGTAATGGTATAGCAGTTCTGAAAAATGGATATATTGGAGCTACTACACCTTCTGTACTTCCTATAAATATTAATCTATATTACGAAGGACCAGATTTACAAATTGGTACTAAGTTGTATGTTTCTGGACAGAGTGGACCTTGTCCTATTGTTCCTGATGGATGGTATGGTATATTAAATGACACTAATAACGTTTACAATATTTCAACCGGAGTTATAGGACAAATTGAAGATTGTGGCTTCTGTTTTACAACTAGTACAACTACAACTCAAGTTCCTAGTGTTGAAGAGTGCTGCGGCATTATAGCACTAACAACAGATAATGTATACTCTGGATATGTAGGTAATAACTCAATTCCTGAAAGTCAAACTTCTATACTTAATGTACCTGGATTTGTAGGATCTGCAACAGCAGGAGTTGCTTTCACATCAAATAAACTATGGATAATTGATGGAGATATAAAAGAGTGGGATATTACACTTTCTCCATTTGAAGCAACATTTAATAGAGATATTACGTACGGAGAAACTCCAAATGTTGCAGGTAACATTGCAATAAGTAATACACTGTTGTTAGGTGTAGATGTCTCCACTTCGCCACAAGAAATTGTAGAAATAGATGTTACAACAGCTACTGCTGTAAAAACTTCACAGTTTGCAATACAAGCAAATAGAACAGTTATAAGTAATTTATTATATACCACTACAAACAAATTACTTTTGGTTTCTCAAGACAGTGTTTCTTTCAATTACTATGTTACACAATTTAATTATAGTAATGGATCTGTAGAACTAGACATAAATATTGGTACAGTTGATGCAAATATAATTACTGAATGTGAATGTGGTATAAAATTAACTAAAGTTGATGGTTCAGGTAATGTAGAGGTTTATATTGTATATCCAACTGGTATTAGTAAGATTTTTGACTCTACTGTCATTCCTCCTAATGTAGGCTCACAGACCTTCCCACTATACACAACAGTAAGTCAATTATCATCTTATGTAAATTGTGCAATTGAAAATACCACAACAACAACAACTAGTTCATCAACTACAACCACTACCACTACATTATCACCAACTTGTAATGAGTATGAAGTGAGTGGACCAACAGCAATTTATTATACAGATTGTTTTGGACAGCAAGAAATATTCAGTGTAGGTTCTGGACAGACGAAGAATGTATGTGCAAGTGTAGCAATACCAGGAGCAAAATTGATAGGACCATGTCCAGATTATACAACAACCACTACCACTACAACAGCAATATCACCATAATATGGAAACAATAGCAATAAGATTAACATTCTCTAGTCCTAATGCAGGACCTTTTGATATTCTCACTACATCTAAAAAGGTGTTGAGAGAAGGTGTGTCTATGCAACAGTTGATTAATGGTATTACTACTAATGTTGATGAAAGTGAAACAAGTATTGTAATTAAGTCTACAGGAAATTGTGTTCTTGAAAAAACTGTACAGCTTGCAGATATTACTATAGATGAATATCAGAATCTGAGTTACTCTCAGGACACTACAGGATGCCTCTGGACGCATTTGAGAAACACACAGATATACAACTACTTCTATGGAAACATAGAGCCTTATATAATCGAATACCCATTCTCGTACAAATATCAAGATGAGATATTACAGAATGTAAAAGACTATAGTAAGGTGTATAAGTATCTACCTGAAGTGACAGGATCATTTGATAGTAACAGAAAGATACAGGTAGATGATAGATGGTTTAATAAAGCTGTATTGTACAACGGTCAACAGTCTACAGGTGTATTAGAACTTGTTGCTAAGCCTCAAAACAATATGGCAGCATACATGCAATACCCTATATTAAACACTGATAGTAAAACTATTACATTCACCAAAAGTGATAACTTTTATCAGTATAATACATTCTGGGCATTACAGATAGATGATGAACAACCATTGTTTAATTCATCTTGTAAGTCCCTATCTATAGATAAAGAGGTGAACCAAACTAACATGAACTATGGAAACATAGCATTTAAGAAATCACCTTTACGAGCTAAGAATTTAAAAGTGAGACACATTCTTGACAACTCATCAACAACACATATAGTGAGTCAATTTATTGTAACACCAGCACAAATATCATATAAGTAATGGCAAAAGGTTTAACAGCAGCTAAAGCAAAGAAGATACTCGAAGATGGAAAAGTTCGAGGTAAAGCACTTACAGAGAAACAAAAGAAGTTCTTTGGAGCTGTTGCTGGTGGTGCTACGCCATTAAAAAAGCTTAATGGTGGTTGGTTAGACAAGTTTGATAATGGTGGTGTACAACCTAACTACAATGATAGTAATGTATCTCTTCCTCCTGGATTCAAAGGATATGGATATGATAAAGGTGGTAGAGCATATAATGGTGCATGGAATGGTCCTGTTGCTCAAGAGGGAATAGAATTAAATACAAAATATATTGATTCTACCTTTAATGCTAACATGGATAAACGTTGGGTGCAAAGACTTTATGAAAGAAACCCAGAGTTTTATTTAGAAGGACAAACAAAGCCTTCTACACATTTTATGGAATCTGGTAATGGTTATGTTTATCCTAGAGTGATGGAAGGTGCTGATGGACAATTGAAAGAAGTATCTAGAGAAGAAGGAAGATCACAGGGTATTAAGTTTCCTAATGATGAAATAGCTCAATGGTTTGCTAAGAACTACAAGAAAGGAACAAATGTATTGAAAGAATACCAAATGGGTGGAAGTCTTCCAGGAGCTACAGGAATGATGTATGCACGTACATCTGGAACATCTCCTGAAGAACCAAAGAAAGCTCAGGATGGAACAGTGATGTATGGTAGCCCTGAATATGAAAAACTTTACAATGAAGGAAGCATAGCAGGAGTAGATGCAGATGGTAATCCTACAATAGCTTTAGATGAGGTAACTCTAACAGTAGACAAACGAACAGGTAAAAATATTTTAGAGGATTACCCATACTACAATGATTTAACTAAAGAAGATTTAAAATATTTTAATGACCCAGGACCAATTGGTACAGCTGTAAGGAGAAAGGCTTATACAAAAAGAGGGCTTGCTGAGGATACAAGAGATATGGTGACAGGTATGTTAGTTCAACAACCTTTAGTTGCATTACAAACTCCTCAGTCACTTATGGTGGAGGGTATAGAAGCATTAAGAGGTAGAGATGCTAATTTTTTAAATGCCCTTACATTTGATACACAAAGATTACCATCTCAAACAATGGGGTTTGAAGATAAACCTGGATGGGATATAGGAGGTTCTTTAAATACAGCTATGGATGTAATAGCAGATCCACTAAATATTGTAGGCGTAGGTGTAGCAGATGATGTATTAAAACTTGGTTTAAAACAAGGATTAAAAAACACAGCTGTAAGAAATGTAGATAATGCAAAACAAGTAGGTAAATATCTTACTACACAAACTCCTTTAAAAAATGCTTATAAATATAATCCTTGGAGATTTAAAGAAAATCCTCAAGCTTATTATCATAGAAGTCCTAATCTTAACAATATTATCAATAGAGAGACAGGGCTGTTGCAAGGTTTTGGTGAATCTAATGCTGGTAAGTTATATAATGAATTTGCTGCTAGTAATCCTGGAGGGGGGATCAATCTTTTGAAAGGCGCAAATAGTCGTTTATATTTTTCTAAAGGTGTACCATTGGATTATGGTAGATATAACCCAAAGAGCTCAGGGATGTCAGGACAAGGATATAGAGGTCCTTATATTGCAGAAGTAGAAGGTGTACCAATGGGCAGCTCTGTTAAAGGTAGAGCACCTAAGTCTACACCCCCTTCAAATGTAGAAGGATATGCAGTTTCACGTAGACCCATAGCTTTAGATGAAGCTAATTTTTATAAAGAAGATTGGTTAAGAGGATATAAACCAATTGAAATTCCTCAAGCTCCTTCTAGTTTTGTTGAAGCTGCAGCAGACCCTGGAATTAGATCAAGCCTTATAAGATTTGGTCAGGCTGTAATGGAAACTCCTGCAGCACAAATTAGAGCTAGTGAGAAGTTCAATAAAAATTGGTTTAACAATCCTGAGACTAATAGAAGAGTAGAAGAGATGATAAATCAACCTAGCACCCTAAGATCTGGTATGAGTGAAATTGAGATTCTTCAAGATATTAATATGTATAATACAATGCTTGATAAAACTCCTAACTTACCAGCGAACTTACAGGCTAAAATTAAAGACAATCTAAAAGATTTATATGCTGGATTAGCAAAAAGAAATCTTGAAACAGTACAACAGAAAGGAAGATTTACAGAGGTATTTGATGAGAATAATTTAAACCATCAAGAGATGGCTTTACATTATGATGAAAACCCTAGAAGCTTAGGATTATACAAAGGTAGTACAAATCAAGCATCAGTTAACTTAGAACGTATAAAAGAAAAAGCAAGGGATGTTGGTTCAGTTTTTACACATGAAGACTTGCATGCAATTACAGCAGGAAGAAAAGGATATACAGATGAAGCTACACAGATATTAAATGATGCAGTGGGTAAGGATCAAGACTGGTGGCTTAATAAAATAAACACAACAAAAGATCAAAAAAAGAGAGAAGAGTTAATTGATCAATTAGAATACTTAGCAAGACCTCAAGAGATACATGCTAGAGTGCATGAGCTCAGAAAAGCTTTTAATTTAAAACCTGGTCAAGAGGTTAGTGCTACAAAGATTGACCAGATAATGATGAAAGGTTTAAAAGGAGAAACTCCTGTTGATGAAGGTTTCTTTAGAATGCTGGGTGATAAGGAGAATTTTAGAAAGATATTCAATAAGCTTCCAGCATTTGTTCCTGCAGCTGTAGGACTTGGTGCTGCTTCACAAAATAAGAATGGTGGTTGGTTAGATAAGTTTCAAGAAGGTGGTGTGATAGAAGATGATAGAGGACAATGGGCTTACCCAGGAGAGGTAACTAAAATCAATTCCAACAATATAACAATGAAGGGTGTTAACTACCCTGTACTTGGAATATCTGACACTGGTGACACAAAAATGATGCAACCAGGAAAAGATTACAAGTTTAAAGGAAACAGCGTTAAAGAGTACCCTATGGCTCAGAAAGGAATGAATGTAGAAGGTCAAAAGCAAAAGAAATGGTTTGACAGCTACATAAGATCTGACAAGTATTTAGAAAGACTTGGTAAAGAGTTTCCTGAGATGAATGCTGATGAGTTAGCAAATGAGAGATGGGCACGATTGATGAATATGAGAAGTACACCTATTGGTTTCCTTCCTGAATCAAGTGACATATCTCCTACATCAGATTCTACACAAGGTGTATATAATGCTGATGAGTATCCAGGTAAGATTATGTTAAGACCTGAATATTCAGAAGGTAGACAAGGGCCTTGGTCATATAATACAATACCTCTACACGAAATGGGACATGCTGTAGATGAGGGTGGTAAAAGAATACCACAAACTACATTAGATTTCTTAATGCCTAAGTTGAAACAAAATCCTTATGACATACCCAAAGAAACATTCTACTATACAGACCCTACAGAATACATTAATAGATTACAACCGCTTAGATACTTATTACAAGAAGAAGGTATATATGACACTAAGAAGAAAGATTTTACAAAAGAAGACTTACAAAAGGCAAAAGAAAACACTAGAATAAAATACAATAGACACTTCAAAGACTTGATGGAAAACACTGAGTCAGAAGAAGACTTTATTGAAATAATGAATACCATTGCTGCTAGACCACAAATGCAGCAAAACACTATGGTTGCCAAAGATGGAAAATCTTTGGTAGAGTTAAATCAATTAACTAACTTTACAAACTATAACACCCCACAACCAGGAGGCTGGTTAGACAAATACCACTAATATGAAAGCTGAATTTTTAAAGATAGCAGGCGTTAAGTCTGAAGCAGAGTTTTACAAGAAGTTTCCTTCTGAGGAAACTTTCATGAAAAAGCATGGAAAAGCTGTAAAAAGTCTTATGGCTAAGAATGCACAAATAGGTGCTACAATTCCAAACATACAAACCCCAACATCAAATCCTAAACCTGTACGTATTGATGAAGCTTTCTTATATGATACAGTTGCTGGTCAAATGGGTAAAGAGAGTTATGCAGAAATGATGAAGAAGATGCAAGCTCAAGCTGCTGCAACTGCAGGACAACAGTCTGGTGGTAGCGGAGGAGGAATGGGTGGCATGATGTCTATGTTACCTCAAATAATGTCAATGTTTGGTGGTCAAGGTGGTCAAGGTGGTGAAGGTGGATTAGGTGATCTTATATCTGGTGGTGGTATAGGTGGTGGCCAAGGTGGTGGTGATATAGCTGGTGCGATGAGTTCTTTTGCCATGAAAAAAGGTGGTAAAGTTAAGAAGTTTGAACCTCACATGATGTATGATCCTAAGACTAAGAAGGGCAAGAAAGCTATGACTTACAAAGAGCATTTAGCACTTAAGAAAAAAGGATGGGGACACGATGCGCCTAAAGCTATGGGAGGTTTCGGTGGTGGAGGTGGAGGTGCTACTACTGGTGGTGGTGCTACTACTGGTGGTGGTGGAGGTGGTTTCATGCAAGGAGCTTCTGATGTATTTAACTCTGATGCTGTACAGGATTGGGGACTTCCTATAATAAGCGATGTAGTAGGTTTTATTGATCAGAAAAAAGCTCAGAAGCAAGTTCTTGCATCAGCAAAGAAAAATAGGATGTTATCAGAGCTTGCATTACAAGCTGCTAAAACAGAACCAGAAAAAATAAAGCGTGAATATGTACGTCCTGAAGATATACAAAACACAGGAGAAGAGTTCTTCCCAATCTATGGTGTAGGAACAAATGTTCTTGCTAAGAATGGTGGAATGTTTAGTGATCCTGGATATGTACCTCTTGTTAATCCTAACCAACAAAAATCATTTAAACAGGGTGGTGTACTAGGAAGTAATTCTTATTTAGTACCCAAAGCACAACTTGGTTGGTTATCTCCAGGAGTATGGAGTGAGATGAGTAAAATGCAAAAAGGTAAACAACAAATTAAAGAAGATCCTGCTTCATTCGCAAGATTATTAGCAGGAGATCCTACAGCAGCTACAATGTTTATGGAAAATGGTGGTAAAACACCTAAAGCACAAGGTGGATTTGATATGAGTAATGTTTCTTATGGTGGAGGTGGTGCTGGTAATGTAGGTACGCAGCTTGGGGATCTAGTTGGATTTAATAATGATGCTGGATCTAACATTGGTGGTACGATAGGTGGAACTATTGGTAGTATATTTGGTCCTATTGGTGGTGCTATAGGTGGATTTCTTGGAAGTGGTATTGGTGACTTACTAGACAGAGATGATAGACGAACTAGAATAGAAAATGAAAAAGCTAAACGAGCTCAAGAAGAACTTTCTTACACAGCTATAGGTCCAGCAATACAAGCAGGATATGCTTCACATGTTCGTGAAGGTGGTAACATCTCAGCAAACCCAACACTGTTAGATACAATGAAAATGGGTGGAGAACTTAAAACCTTATGGGGTGGTAAAGCTGATACAGTTTCTTACAATCCTTATGCAGGTGGTGAGAGTATTGAGTTCAAAGGTAACTCACATGATTACCGTGATCCTAAGACAGGAGAAACAGGAATTGGTGTAGCATATGGAGAACAGTCTGTTGCTACAAACACACCTGTTGTAGAAGTGGAGAATGAACCAGCACAAAAACTAAGAGATGGTGGAGGAGATGAAAACTTAGTTGTGTATGGTGATTTAAAAATACCAGAAGAGTATGTAACAGAGATTGGTGATGATAGAGCTAAAGGTAAGAAGTTTAAAAACTATGTTAGCGATGTTCTTAATAAGGATGAAGCTAAGATTAATAAGAAGATGGAGAAAGCTGCAGATAAAGGACTTGAGTCTGATAACACTGTGTTTGGTCAGCTAGAAAGAACTACAGCTGATGTCATCTTAAATGGTAGTGATATGAAATTGAAAAACATTGCTGAGAAGAAAAACATCTTAGCTGATTTACAAAGTGCCCTAAATGAAACGTTTGATGAACTTGCTATCAAAGGTAATGAGTTCATTACTAAGAACAAGATTGTTGAAGATCCAGAAAGAGCTATGAATAATATGGCTAAGTCTGGTATTGAAATCAAACCTGAGAACGAAGGTAAGTTTACAGCATGGGCTAAAGAGCGTGGTATGTCTGTAGCTGAAGCTGCTGATAAGGTGATGGCTAATACAGACAAGTATCCTCCAGGTGTTGTTAAGATGGCTAATTTTGCTAAGAATGCACGTAAGTTTAAGAAAGCTCAAAACGGTATAGGACTTAAACAACTTCCAGAAGAGTTTGAAACAGAAGCAGAAGCAATTGCTGCTGGATATGTAAAACAAGCTGATGGAACATTTGTTAAAGAAGAAGAAATATTAGGAGAAGAAACTATTGATAGATCAGCTGAAGCTATGGAAAATGTTCCTGCTGGTCAAAGAAAACAAGCTGGAGGATTTTATGGTAAAGTGACTCAAGAAGAGTTTGCTGACCTACAAGCTGCAAACCCTTGGTATGACTGGGAAAACTTTGATCCTTCAAATGAAGCTGATGTAAGAGCTTATCAAGAAGAATTTAATAAACGAGCTAAAGAAGCTGGATCAAAAGCAAGAATAAAAGTGGATGGTAAGTTTGGAGAACAAACTGCTAGTGCTCGATATGAAGAAAAGAAAGAGCAACCAAAAGAAACTGTAAGTAGAACAGCAAAAGTAAATGAGGTGACTACAGAAGAAACTACTACAGCTGTTCCACAACAAGGACTTCCTTTTATGGGATTCCCACCAAGACCAGTAGAAGGTGAGGCTCTTGATCCTAATCAACTTCTGGGTGAGTATGCTGCACTATCATCAAATACATTAGAACCTGTATATGCACAAACATATCAACCTAAACTTAGAGTGCCTTATGACATTTCTCTACAGGCTGCTAAGAATGATGTAATTGCACAGAATAGAGCATTGCAAAGAAACCCAACGTTACAGGGTAACCCTGCTGCTCTTGCTCTTGCACAAGCTCCTACATATGCTGCTTTAAATAAACTTAACGAAACAGAGTTTATTGCAAACCAGAGAATGAAAGATCAGGTATATTCAGGAAACTTAGACACTCTTAATAAAGCACGTTTAGTGAATCTAGGTATATATGATAAGCAACAAGATAGACAAGCTCAAGCTGTAGCTAATACTAAAGCTACAACACTAGCTGCTCTTAATTCTATTTCTAGTAAATATGCTCAAAAGAAATTAGAAAATAGATTAGAGCAGGTGTATGCAAACCTCTATCCTACATATATGTATAATAGAAACTTCCAAACACAAGTACAACAACCTGCTACATTTAATCTTCCAGGAGGAGCTGTATCAGGTATACCAGGACTTGCAACACCAGGATTTAATCCAGCTCTACAACAAATACCAGGAGTGTTAGGAGGAATACAATCTATTCTAGGAGCACAACAACAGTTTAATCAACAGCGAGGTCCTCAAATAAAACGAGGTGCAGTTAATAGAGCAATGAAAGATTTTGATCCTAATGACATATATGATTATGTAGATCCAAATCAGATGTATCCTGCAGACGCTGGATATATGCCAATTGATGAAGGGGTTGCTAAAAAAGGTAAGACAGTGAAGAAAAAGAATTATAAAAACAGTAACATCCTAAAAGCACTAAGAGGTTTATAATCAAATTGATTATAAAACATTACCAAAACGTGTTAGAGCTGCTTGGATAATACAATTAATCATATTACATTTGTTAAATTATGGCATCGTATAAAGACATAATCCCTAAGTTTAATCCTTATATACAACAACGTCCAGTTGAGGCGATGATGAAAGTTGGTGTGTATAAGCAGCAACGCTATGATGAAGGGGTACAAAAAATACAAGAGAGCATAGATAATATTGCTGGTCTTGACGTTGTTAGAGATGTTGATAAGCAATACTTGCAATCAAAACTCAATCAGCTAGGCGGTCAATTATCTATGGTAGCTGGTGGAGATTTCTCAAACTTCCAACTAGTCAACTCTGTTAATGGAATGACTAACCAAATATCCAAAGATCCTAATGTTTTAAATGCAGTTGCCTCAGCTTCTAGATATAGAAAAGCATTAGAAGACAAACAAAAACTTATACAAGAAGGAAAAGGATCTGCCTCAAATGATTGGCTATTTGACAATCAAGCTAATGAGTGGTTAAATAGTGATGATCTCAACGCTCAATTTAATACTACCTATCGTCCATATAGAGATTATAATAACTCTGCTAGAGATATTATAAAAGCATTAGGTAAGAAAGAGACA